CCATACGATTGCTTTGGCATTGATCTTCTTCTCTGCCATGTATTGTGTAACGCAGTCAGGCGTAGTACCGCCACCGCCACTAGGTTTGAGGACGCCACCGATTTGGTCGTAGTCCATCGGCTTGAACAACTGCTCAGCGCATACCTCATTGTCCCACCATATCACGCGCACGCTATCGGGCTTGACGAGTTGGCAGATACGCGCAACCTCACCGAACAGTAAGCGATAGTGTGGATACATGGAGCCCGATGTGTCAGCCGCGATGACGATGTCACCCACCGACTCGGTGAAGTGCGAGGGCATGATGAACCCGCTTGCTAGCAAGCGCTTGTTGGGAGGACTGAATCTAGATTGATCGTCACCCACACAGATTGCAGAGATGAAGTCTTGCAATGCACTACGCCAGTCAGTCGTGCGCTCTTTGCCGAGTCCGAAGATGTCACGACCGCCTTTGCCCTTGCCCGCCATCTTACGAGCGAGCATCTCGCCTTGATGGTTCGCGTCATCGACTTGCTTGTTGATCTTTTCTATCTCATCGGGTGCGAACTCGCCATCCTCGTGTGCATCTATCGGCTCATCGTATCCGTCACCATCGCCATCCCCCTCGCGTTGCTCGGGTTCCTTGGCGCCGTTCTTGATGAGGTCATTGAAGACTTGAGGGAACGACCAACCGAAGTACTTGCGGTCAATGAGTAGTGTCTTACTAGGACGCTCGACGAACGAGAAGTCAGGGTCTAACTCCTCGATGAGAGCGTTGACCACATAGTCGTGCGCGATGTTGGTGATGCGTGGATACTTGCGTGCCGTATCTCTGTGCAATGTGCAATGCTTGAGTGCAACGTGGAAGTTCTCATGCAATACAAGATAGCGCAGTTGCTTGCGGTTGAGTGGCTCGATGAACGCCGCACCGTAGTGCTTGTCTCTGCCATTGGTAGATGCCGTCTTGGTCTTCTCTTTGACCTCGGACTTGCCCATACATATCACGCCACTTAGTAGCGCATAGGCAGGGTGTCGCATGCAGTCAATGTTGACTGCTTGAACGCGTTGCGTCAGCGTCATCTTCTCGAAGCTCATAATGTTTACCTCTCTTTTGTTACTGTTTTTGATTTCATTATAACAGGGTTGTCAAGGGTTTGACAACCCCCTCGTTTACCCTAAAACTCAATAGACTTTGATTGAAGTTCGGGGGTAATCTTTCTCCACAACGAATTGTGGAATCTCTACCTTGTTGGACTTCTTGTCGAGCCCAATCGCGGGTAGTATCTTGGCGATCAATGACTTCTTGAATTCATCAGCCGTTACTTTCTTCTTGAGTTCCGAGTAGTCAGAGATCGGTTGCGCTTGGTGCGCGTACATGTATTTGTATCTGCTACCGATACGCAAGTCCTCAGCGAACGCACGTTTGGATGCGAGGATGTCGAAGACCAACTGACCTATCTCAAAGAACACATCGAGCTTAGCCTGATTCGCGTCACCGTAGAGCAAGTCTTGAATCGCTAGCTTATGGGCGTAATCCAATGACTTACCACCGAACGGACTGCCCAGTCTTTCGTTGAGCGTTATGTTCTCGATGTACTCAGGGATACGCATCTGTGCCATCATGATATAGGTGTCGAGCTTCGCCAACGCATCGAGTCGCGCTTGCTTGTCCTCTTTGTTGGAGCGCAGGACGTAGTGTCGCGTGTGCTTGGATTTGTCGAAGTCGATCTCACCATTCTTGACGTACAGGCGCAGACTGAAGCTCGCGTTCCTATCTGTGGTGAAGTCCTTGTTGTAAATGGGCACGACTCTAGACTGACGTACGCTAACGTCACCCATTTGTAGAACGCGCGACATAAACTGTTGCGATGTCTGACTGCTATGCCCCATGTACAAACGATACGCACCGCCATCTGCATCGAGTGGATAGTAGCGTGCCATCACTGTGTTGTAGAGAATGACATCGTAGCAAACCTCGCCATCGAATATGTTCTGCGCCATGCGGTAGTGATGCAAGCGTCTGCCGTTGGTCGTGTCGATGAGTGGACGCTCGTTGGTTTTCCACGAAGCCCCTCGCGGGGTTGGTGTGTTGGCGAAGTATGACTGCGCGGTGTGGAAGTCTGTAATTCTTGCGCTGTTTCTAACTGAATCGTAGTATGACATTTGGTTTTTCCTTAGTTGTTAACGGTTACTGTGAATGAAAGATTTGCGAAGTGTTCGCTGAAGTCGTAGTCCGCGAGCGCCGCTTTGATTGCATCCTCGAAGTCATGGTCATTGATCGCATCGTTGACTGCTTCATAGATTTCACTGCTGAAGTCATGGTCACTGACCACGCTCTCGATGTCATCATCGTCTTTGTGGTTCTCGTCTGCGCAATGATTGTCGATCTCTTCGCGCATGGTTTCTCTCGTGAGTTCAAGAATACGTTTCTCAAAGCTCTCGTCGATCTCTTTCATGGTTGCATGGGCGGCGAGCACCTCGCCCACTTTCTTGTCGACTTGTTGGTCGATGTAGTTGCTGAGCACCTTGGTGAGTGCGTTGATGAAATCCAAATTGATTGTGTCGTTCATAATAATCTCCTGTTAAAGTTAAAGTTTCTCAGTTGGGACGCCACACGAGCAAGTCGAGGGCTATTACTATCAGCGCGAGTAGGAATACCACTCGCGAGACAATTTCGTATTTACTCTTCATTCTTCATCCTCCTCATAACAGTTTACAAAACGCATATCGCAGTCACCCTCCATGAACCTATTCCAAAACTCAGCATCTATCTGAGGCGTTGGCTCGTCCACGTCTGTGCCCATGATCTCTTTGTCATCTTTAAGCAAAACAAATCTATACATCTTCATAATTAACCTCCTTGATTGGAAACCTCATGCCTGCGATGGGTGTGTTGCGCCCGTCTAAATGCAAATTGATAACGATGCAGTCGTCTCTAAACGACACGCACACCTCATACTCATTCACGCCCGCCTTGGCGTTCTTGATGGACAAGCCTTTCTTGTCCGCCGTTCTTACGATTGACCATTCGTGTAGTTTCATTTCATCCTCCAAATATTTCTTTGTCTAAAATCTCGGTCTTCACCAAGCGGTTGCACGCATTGAGCGTGTACATGAACACATGAGTAAGCTCGGCTCTCTGCCTTGGGGGGAACTGCTCAATGTATTCGTGTATCTCGTCTAGCGTCTTGTCTGCCCACAAATCGCATCGTGGGATTGGGTTGGTTGCGATGTCGTACATAACTAATCTCCTATCTACTTACTACTAAAAACCCTTGACATGGAATACGTCAAGGGGGCTAAATGAATCCCGACAAGTTGTCGGGATTCAAATCTCTTTGATCTTGGGGCGGTAATGGCTGAGCCGAGGTTGCTTCAGACGCACCCGCTCGTCCAAGGGGATCTCACCCCACGCTTCACGCGTTTGCACTATGACCGTTCCCGACATTAACTCCGCCCAGTCTGTGTCTCTGTTGATACTTCGCGGGTTCTTTGTGTAGTCGAGTTCGATCTTGGCTTTTTGTTGGCGCAGAGTCTGGGCATAGTTTTCAAAGAACTCAACTTGATGGGGCTTCTTGCTCACGCGCGCATACCGAGCCTGACGTTCGACCGACTCTATCTCATCTTGCATGGGCTTGAGCACATCGAATAACTCAGCACTCCATACACTGAGCCATCGGTTGCGCGTTGCCAGTGCGGACTCCATGCCCCTGTGTTTCTTTCGTTCGTCCAATATGAACTTGCGTTCGAACGCACTGATCTCACCGCTCGTCACTTTGTTTTGTAGTTCTTTGGCGGTGAGTTGGTTCATCGGTCTACGCCTTGGTCTGCATGCACGGCACAATGATGACTCAATCGTCACCAAGTAATCGCCCTTGTAACCACGCGCCTTTGCTTCAGCGGGTGTGAGTCTGCGGTTGAATTCAGGCAGGAGCTTGATCTCTCTGCACTTTTTGCACTGCTTTCCTTCCATGATTTATCTCCAAGTGGGTAAGTGTGAGTACCATTATAACCACTAGACCGACAAGTGGGTGTGGGTTTAACCCGCATGAATACTAGCTTTTTTAATACTGTGTCCACCAAAAAACGATTTCCGTGAAAAAATGAACAGACAAATAGAGTCATACCCACTTACCCACCTTCTTATATATAAATATCTTTTTAATAGAATTATATGTATAGGTAAGTGGACCTTTTTTTGCCAACGCTAATAACCACGCGGGTTTGCTCGTGTCCAAATGTAGTACATCGGAGCGATAACGCATGACTGTGTTTTTTAGCAACACTTTTAGTACTTCTCCACAACGTATTGTGGAGAAGTCGAGTACCGACAAGTTGTCGGGACTCATTTGAACAGTCTGAGTTGAGTGCACCCTTGCTTGAGTGTGTGCCAGTCGTCCATTGCTTCGCGAGCTTGGGCACGCAGTTGTTCTTTGTGTTTGCGGTACGAGTCATCGTTGCGCTTGAATAGCTCGGCTGAGTATTGGAGTTCGCGCTTGAGGTTGCGTAGCTTAGCCAGTTCTACCTCGCGGACTGTGTATTTGGAATTGCGGTTGCTCATGGTTTACTCCTCTGATTTGAATGTGTGAATGATTCGGCTGATTTGCATGCCGAGAATGAACGATGCGCCGATAGGCGCAAAGATGTAGAACAGGGGAGTTCCCATATTCCAGAGTACATCGCAGTGGATTTTGATTGCGAGAACGCACACTGCGGTTAAGAATAGCTCGGACAAGATGTATTTAGCTGACATGATTTATTCCTTTTCTGTTGTTGACATGGCATCGGCAAAGCCGTTGTTATACCCAAGCCTGCGCGCTTCTTCGCACAGTTGCATGATGGATTGTGTGATGTCGATGCCGAGTTCTTCGGCTATGCGACATAGTCTTTGGTATTCTGTTTCCATAATTTTCTCCTGATTGACATGAAATGAAACAGCGCGCGAGATCCCCCCGCGCGACTGCGTGAAAAACCTCGCATCAAATTGACGCAAGGAAACGGCGTTGCTCTGCTTTGGTGAGCTTAGAGTATTTGTCAACGAGTTGCTTAACAACGTCAACCTTGTGTGTGCTTTTCTTCTTAGCGAATCCCGACATGATGTCGGGACTGGGATAACACACTTTCAAAACCCTCTGCATCGCGCGCTCTGCTGAGAGGTTGTTGAGTCTCGCGCCCTCGCGACCGTTGACGATCTTGCAAGGTGAGTCCTTGTGCTTGGCGTTGTGCCTTGCACATGCCCAAGCCATTGCGTGTGGCTTGGCGTCAGACCTAGATGCAATGCCAAGTGCCATCAGTCTCTCAGCGAATGAGAGTGTGCTTGAATCTGCCTCATCAAAGATGGCATAGATTTGATTAGTAGTTGCTTTCATAAACGTATCTCCAAATAAAAAACCTCGCGGACGGGCGAGGCAACCGATCGACTGGGCTTCCCCAACCGACACATCTATTGTACCACAACGTGTTACCTTAAAGGCTATACAATGTATAACTCGATTCAAATCTGAATACTTTAGACCCCACTACACCCCGACCCCCCGATTTTTGATGACGGTGGCATGGTGACCATGAACACTGTTCCATAACCACCCCCAATATTTCCGTAATACTTAATACCTACCCCCCACCATTACTATAAAAATTCCAAACAATCTTTGTCAAACGTTATACACACCCAGCCAAAAAAATGCCCCACGTCTAAGGTGGGGCCAAAGGTTTCTTTGCAAAAACCCAAAAGAGAAGTAGGCAACCGCTTGCGCAGTCGCCGTCAAGTAGTGTACATTAGCGTCATCGAGGTTGCAAGGGCCACGCATGTTTGAACACTTGGTGCAGTTTGAACCGGACATCACCCCCCGGAATGGAATGAAAAAGTTGGACGCTGTGACGCCCAATGAGATGCTGTCTGCGCAATATGCCACGGCAGAATGGTTGGAAGAGCTTGGTGTGGAATCCGATGACGAAGTGGTCAAGGAGCACGAAACACAAGCAGCGCGTAAGGCTTTCAACGTACTCACCACTTCGGCAGATACTGTAGAACAGAAGGCATCCCTTGCAGAACTCAAGACTCCAGAAGCAGTACGTCACATCACCGGCATGTTGACCGCTTACGATTGGGAGTTTGTCTCAATGGCCAAGGAGCTGAGGGGATACACGGTCGCCAAGATCGTGGAAGAAACAAAATCCCCCAACGCCAATATCCGTTTGAAAGCTTTAGGATTACTGGGCAAAGTCACAGAGGTTGGCTTGTTCACGGAGAAGATTGAGGTGAAGAAAGCGGAGATGAGCGACGACGAGCTCGATCAGCGCATCAAAGACAAACTCAACAAGTTCATGAACGTGGTGGACGTGCTGTCCAACAAAGAAGACATTCTTGACGTGGAGTTAAATGGACCTATCGAATCTCACGAGTCTGACGCCGCTTGAGGCCAAGCTCATCCAGAAAAATCTGCCCTACATGAGTAAGGCGGAGAAGCTGGAGCTTTTCGATGATTTAGATTTGCGCGAACGTCGCGCAAGACTTGCAGCCGCCAGTAATAACATTTTGGGTTTTGCCACGGCGGTCTACCCGGGGTTTAAGATTGGCCCGCACCACAGACGTCTGGCCAAGATCTTTGAGGATGTGATTGCGGGAGAAAAGAAGCGCGTCATCATCAACATCGCGCCGCGTCATGGCAAGTCAGAGTTCAGTAGCTATTTGTTTCCTGCCTATTTCCTTGGCAAGTTCCCTGAGAAAAAGATCATCATGGGCACGCACACTGCGGGTCTATCCGAAGACTTTGGACGACGCGTCCGTAACTTAATTGAATCAGAGGAATACAATGAAATTTTCCCTAGCACACAGATTGCGGAGGATCAGAAGGCGGCTGGCAAATGGTCTACTTCGGCTGGTGGTCAGTACTACGCAGCCGGTGTGGGCGGTGCTCTGGCTGGTCGCGGTGCTGATCTGTTTGTTATCGACGACCCTCATAGTGAGCAGGACGTAAAGACAAATAGCCGCTTGGCGTTTGATACCGCATGGTCTTGGTTCCAGACGGGTCCGTTGCAGCGTCTGATGCCGGGCGGGGCCATCATTGTGATTATGACGAGATGGTCATTGTTGGACTTGACGGGCAAGTTGATTGATTACCAGACCAAGAATCCAGAGGCAATACCTTGGGAGATTGTGGAGCTGCCAGCCATTCTGCCTTCGGGTAAATCCCTATGGCCAGAGCAGTGGCCCATAGAATCGCTGGAGAAAACCAAGGCGTCACTTGATCCCAAGTATTGGAACGCCCAGTACATGCAGCAGCCCACCTCTGACAATAGCGCGATCATTTCAAGGAAGCACTGGCGGATCTGGGAGCAGGATGAACCCCCAATGTGTGAGTACGTGATCCAGTCATGGGACACGGCGTTTGAGACCAAGAACAATTCTGACTTCTCCGCTTGCACAACATGGGGCGTCTTCTACAATGAAGAGGAAGGCAGCAAGGCGCAGGTCATTTTGCTGGACGCGTTCAAGGATCGCATGGCCTTCCCGGAGTTGAAAGAGGTAGCGCTTAAACATTGGAAAGAGTGGAACCCCGATGCATTCATTGTGGAGAAAAAGGCTGCTGGAGCTCCACTTATACAAGAGCTCAGAAACATGGGGATCCCGGTCGAAGAGTTCAGCCCATCAAGGGGGAATGATAAGATGGTCAGGCTTAACGCTGTGTCTGACCTCTTTGCGAGCGGTACAGTCTGGGCGCCGGACACGCGGTGGGCCCGTGAAGTAATTGAAGAGGTCGCGTCATTCCCCGTTGGGGAGCACGACGACTTTGTGGACACAACGTCACAAGCATTGCTGCGCTATAGAAAAGGCGGCTTTATTAGATTAGACTCGGATGAGAAGGAAGATAACTTCCACTACCGTAGACGTGCAGCATACTATTGAGGATAATCATGGCAACAAGTAATTTCGACAAAGCTCTGTACCAAGCACCACAGAGCATGGAGGACGAAGGGGACGATACCGACGCTTTGGAGATTGAGATTGTCGATCCCGAAGAAGTCAACATCAAGGCCGGTGACTTAGAACTTCACATGGGCAAGGATGAGAGTGATGAAGATTTCGATGCCAACTTGGCCGAGACCATGTCCGGCGCAGCGCTGTCAACACTGGCAGGCGACCTGAACGGGGACATTGAACAAGATAGAGGCTCCCGTAAAGAATGGGAGAAAGCGTACACCGAGGGGTTAAAACTCTTGGGACTCCACATGGAGGAGCGCACAGAACCTTGGGACGGCGCATGCGGAGTGTTCCACCCCATGATTACGGAGGCTGTGGTTCGCTTCCAAGCCGAGATGATTACGGAGACTTTCCCAGCCCAAGGCCCGGTGCTCAGTAAGATGATTGGCAAAGAGACTCCTGAGATGCGCGAGATCGCCATCAATGTTCAGGACGACATGAACTTCGAGCTCACAGAAGAGATGAAAGAGTTCCGCCCAGAGCACGAGCGCATGCTCTGGAGTTTGCCAGCCACGGGCTCAGCGTTTAAGAAAGTGTACTTCGATCCCAACTTGGGACGGCAGGTCAGTATGTTTGTGCCCGCCGAAGACGTCATCCTGCCTTATGGCACCACGGACTTAGACACTTGCCATCGCTTGACGCACGTGATGCGTAAAACAAAGAATGACATTTTGAAACTCCAGCAGGCTGGGTTTTATTTAGACGTCGAGTTGCCAGAGCCCCGTCGTGAGAAAGACGACATCAAGCAGGCCAAGGACAAAGAAACTGGGTTCAGTGACCTGAACGACGACCGCTACACACTTTATGAATGCCACGTTGACCTCGACTTGGACGGGTTCCAAGACGTTGATGAGGACGGCACAGAGACTGGCATCATGTTCCCTTACGTTGTGACCTTGATTAAGGACACGCACACGGTTCTCTCAGTCAGAAGGAATTGGAAGGAAGATGATGAACTCAGACTCAAACGGCAACACTTTGTTCACTACCAATACATTCCCGGTTTCGGTGCTTATGGCTTCGGATTGTTTCACCTTATCGGAGGATTTGCTAAATCTGCTACCAGTATTATGCGACAACTGGTCGATGCCGGTACCCTCTCAAATCTCCCCGGTGGCCTCAAATCTCGTGGACTACGCATTAAGGGCGATGATACGCCTATCGCTCCGGGAGAATTCAGAGACGTCGACGTCGCATCTGGAAACATAAGAGACTCCATCCTCCCACTTCCTTACAAAGAACCCAGCAACGTTTTGTTCCAGTTGCTTGGACAGATCGTTGATGAAGGCCGCCGCTTCGCTGCAACCGCAGACATGCAAGTGTCTGACATGAATGCACAAGCTCCAGTTGGCACAACACTGGCTCTTCTTGAGCGCCAGCTTAAAGTATTGACCGCAGTTCAGGCCCGTGTGCACTTTGCTCTGAAGCAAGAGTTGAAGTTGCTGAAAAACATCATTAGGGATTACACTGATCCTGACTATACATACGACCCAGAATACGGCGGGCGCAAGTCAAAGCAGGCGGACTATGACAAAGTCGACATTATTCCTGTGTCGGATCCGAACGCAGCAACTCTTTCACAACGCGTTGTACAGTATCAGGCGGTCATGCAGATGGCGCAGCAAGCGCCTCAGATCTATGACATGCCCCAGTTGCACAGGTCAATGCTGGACGTATTGGGTATCAAGAACGCTGAGAAGCTTGTGCCCCTGCCAGACGATCAGAAACCAACAGATCCAATCTCTGAGAACCAAGCTGCGCTCAAGGGCAAGCCTTTGAAGGCATTCATGTATCAGAACCATCAGGCACACATCCAAGTTCATCAGTCCATGATGCAAGACCCGGCAGTGATGGCGATCATTGGGCAGAACCCACAAGCGCAGGTTATTATGGCTGCGATGCAGGCGCACATGGCGGAGCACGTTGGCTACATGTACCGTCAGCAGATTGAACAACAGCTTGGCATGCCCCTGCCACCAGAAGACGAAAAACTCTCGCCACAGATCGAGATGGCTCTCTCAGGCATGATGGCTCAAGCGGCCAATCAAGTATTGCAGCAGTCTCAAGCTGCCGCAGCTCAACAGCAGGCTCAGCAACAAGCACAGGACCCCGTCATCCAGATGCAGCAGCAAGAATTGCAGATTCGTCAACAAGAGGTTCAACTCAAGCAAGAGAAACAACAAGGTGAGCTGGCACTGGCCGCAGCTAAGTTGGCGTTGGATAAAGAAAAAGTTGGTGGTGACTTAAAACTGAACGCGATGAAAGTAGGCGTTGACGTTCGCGCCAGAAACCACCAAATGGCATCCCAAGAAAAACAAGCGGGTGCTCAACTGGGTATCGACATGGCGAAACATAAAGCTAGCCTTGAGATGCAGAAGCGGCAGGCAATGCTTGACCATATCCAACAATTCAAACGGGATGAAACCCCGCCGGAGCAACCTAAAGAATGATTCAAGACTTCGCACGCGTATTGCGCGAAAAAATACGCACCGACATGAACAACTACGCCGATGACATGGCTGGGGGTCAATGTCGCACATTTGAAGAGTACCAAAAACTTTGTGGGGTGATCTCGGGTCTTGCCATCGCAGAGCGTTATTTACTTGACCTGCTTGAGAAAGTTGAAGAAGACGATGAGTGATTTAATCTTACCTCCCGGCATTGAGCCGTTGTCTGCACCTGTTGAAGATGCAACACCGGAAGAAAAAGCCACTGTGCTTCCAGAGCCTACGGGCTTTCACATCCTTTGCGGTGTGCCTGACATCTCTGACAAGATTGATGGTACTGAATTGGATCTGGTGCGTCCTTCCCAATATGCAGCGCAAGAACAACACGCCACAACCGTTTTGTTTGTGTTGAAAGTTGGGCCAGAAGCATACGCTGACAAGACCAAGTTTCCCAGCGGCCCTTGGTGTAAACCCGGAGACTTTGTATTGGTACGTACGTATTCTGGTACGCGTTTCAAAATTTTTGGCAAAGAATTTCGTCTTTTAAACGACGATCAAATTGATGCTGTTGTGCAAGACCCCCGTGGCATTAGCCGCGCATAAGGAGTAAAAATGGCTGAACAATTCAAGTTCCCTGACGAGATTGATGACGATAACAACGCAAACGTCAACATAAAAGCGGAGGATAACGAGGAAGTCGAGATTGAAATCATCGACGATACTCCCCCACAAGACAAAGGCCGTGTGCCTTTGAACCGTGAAGTTGAGGATCCTTCAGACGAGGAAATCAACTCATACTCTAAGAATGTGCAAGAGCGCATTAAAGAATTAACACATGCCCGTCACGACGAACGTAGACGTGCAGAAGCCGCTCTTCGTGAGAAGCAAGAGTACGAACGCTTTGCCCAACAGCTCATTGAAGAAAATAAAAGTCTTAAGAAGAGCGTTAACGTCGGTCAGGAAGCGTTCATCTCCTCTTCCAAGGAGAAAGCGGAGGCAGACCTTGCGATGGCTCGACGTCAGTATAAGGAGGCTCAAGAGGCTTTTGACACTGACAAAATCATTGAGGCGCAAGAAAAGCTAACTGAAGCCAAAATGAAC